GAGTTTGTTGACCGATAGCGTTTGAATCTCTTTCAAGAGCAAACATAAGTCCTTTGAATTTTTCAACAGACCAACGACCATTTGAGTCAGTATCTAAGTCGAAGATACCAGCAGTAGTTGTGTTAACTTGAGCACCTGAAACAGCAGATACATAGATGTTTCTTACAACTTCTCTGTTTATTTCTGCAAGTATTTCAGCAGATAAGATATTTGCAAGTTCTGTTTCTGCGTCTAGACCGTGAATTGCTTTTAGGTCTTGAGCAAGTTCCATTGTGTACTCAGCTTTCATTGCACGAGTTACAGCAGTAACAGTATGTTTTTCAATACTGAATGCCATTTCTGCAAATGCGTTAGTTCCACTATCTCCTAATGCTTCACCTTGTAATGAAGTCATACCAGTTGCAGAAGTATAAGTTCCAGCAGATGGAGAGTCATTTAATACAGCAGGGTTAGTTTCTGTTGCACCAATGTCACCACCACCGATTGTACCAGCAGCATTTTGGTTAGCGATATCTGGAACTGCTTCGTCAGCAAGTGCTTCTGCACCGTCCATTGAAGCAAATCTAGCACGCATTGCAAAGATTAATCCTGTTGGGCCAGTCATTGGTTGCACACCACAAATGTCATATGCAATTAGGTTTGGCATTGCTCTTCTAACTAGAGATATTAAAATTGGATCCCAAGTATCTAAAGAAGCATTATTAGTTCCACTACCACCAAAATTTGTTGGAGCAGTTTCAGTCATGAAACCTCTGTCTTCGTTTAAAGCTTTTTCTTGATTTTCAAGAATAACTGTAGTAACGGCACGCCTGTAAGAATCCTCGATTTTTGGTAATTCTGGATGCTCTAGGACTGGCTGCCACTTTTCTTGTAGATGTTCTGTTTGAAACATTTGTTTCTCCTTAATATTTTCTACTATTATTTATAAATTTAATCATTTTTGCACTATTGACTCTTAGCAACTCTACCGATAGCAGACATATATGCTGTCATAGAATTACTTACATCAATGTCCTGTGCGTTGCCAGTTTCTACATTATCAACTGTTTCTGCCACAACTGTTTTTACTTTTGGGAAATAGTTTTCCTTTAAAGTTTCTAACTTTTCTTTGTAAGAATCTTCATCTACGAAATCTACGTCTTCAGTTAATGACTTAAACTTTTCAATTTCTGTCTCAGCTAAATCTGAACTCATATCAGACATAACCTGTTCCTTAACTAGACCAGCATTGTTAGTTTTTAATGAAACATTCTTTTCGATTGATTCACTTAACTTTGCCTCTAATTGAGAAATCTTTTCAGATTGTGCTTCCAATACGTCATACTTCTCGTTTGGAACATCAATATAATGGTCTTCAAACAATTGTTTCAATCCAGAAATAAAGTCCTCAGCAATTTCACCTTTTAATCCACGTTCAATTGCTAATTCGTTTTCTTTAGTCCATTCTTCACAAACGTAGTTAAGATATGTGTCAACTTTTTCAGTTAACTCATCTTTGTTTGCGTTTATATTTTCATCTAATTCGTTGCGATAATCGTCTTCTATTCTAGACACTTCATCACGCACCTTAGATTTTACTGCAGCTTCAAATACTGTTGCAGCTTTGCGTTTGAATTCTTCAGAAAGGTCACCCTCACCATTCATAAGAGCATCAACGTGTTCTTTAACGTCTATTTCTTTAACTCTTTTTTCAATAGCTTCTGATTTAGATTTCTCTTCTTCAGTAGGTTCTTTCATCTCTTTCTTCATTGCTGTTTCCATGGCATTGTAAGCAGCCATTAATTCAGGTTTCTTCATGGCATTCATTTTACCCATCATTTCTGACATCTTATCCATCATTTCAGATTTGGTCATTTTTGCCATTTCTTTGTTCATCATCTCTTTTTTCTCATCTTCCATTTCTGAAAGACTTTCTTCACCTTCTGGAACATGTCCAGCAGCAAGAGATTTGTTTGGTGTAGGTGTTCCGTCTGCTTTGCCACCAGCTTTAGGCATTGCGTCTGGTTTTCCTTCGCCCTTTTGTTGTGCATCACTACCAACTTCTTTTGCTTTAGCGGCAGCTTTCTTTGCAGGGGAATCTTTTTGGTCAGGCGAGACAACTGCTTTACCAGTATCTTGTACCTCACCCTTTACTTTGTCCATTGGGTCTGCTTTACCAGCAGACTTCATAGGAGCATCAGCACCATTCGCTTCTTCAAGCTCATCAAGTACTTCTGCCTCTAATTCCTCAATGGTTTTATCTAATTCGTCAGCCATGGGGATTACTCCTTATAATTACTTTAAGACTTTTATTTATTTATAAATTACAACATTTTAAGGAACTTTGCGAACTCTAACGCATCTTCCTTAGCATGTTTTACTCTAGTTCTGTTCTTAATTCTCTTTTTCATTCTGTCTAATTCTTCTTCGACAAGAGAACCATTATCCCAAACCCACTCTTTTCCTTCCATAATACCTTCTACGAAAGCATTTGGAGCAGAAGGGTCTGCAACAATGTCAGCGGCAGTTGCAAGGTAAAAATCACTCTTTACATAATTTGCACCACCTTTTTGGTCTAAACTACCCATACCTCTTGATGATACGCCTAGTTTTGCACCTTCACTCATAAGATTTTTTACAATCTCCCCCATTGGAGTACTAAGTATCTTAGCCTCACCGATAAAATTCTTTCCGTCTGCTTCTAGAGAGGTAATCATGTGTGATGCTCTCTCAAGATTAACGGTTGGGCCATCTGGGTGTCCGAGTTCCCCAAAGGCACGATTTTCTTTGATATACTCTTTGTTATATCTAGCAACTTCTTTGTTTAAAACTTCCATAGGATATACACGACCATTACGATTTTTGATATCAGCTTGCATGAAGATACCCTTAATCTTATAATTCTTCTTACCATCATCTTTTTCTTCTGTGATATATTCTACTTCTTGTACTTCTTCTGATATCAGTTTCATGTTTTTATTCCTTATGCGTAATTTTCGTCTTTTATAAATTCTATTAAAACAAAACCTGACGTACCTAAACAAGCTAATTCCATATCACCAGAAGTTGCACCAGTATTTGTAGCTCTAGATTTAATTAATCCAGCAGAACCATCATAGTGTCCACTTCCAGCAAGGTCAATTAATGTTATATCTGAATCACCTTGTTCCTTGATTTGAACATGACCAGTAGCTCTAGCAGCTGTTCCTTGTACTAAACCCCACCAAATTCTTTTAATGTGTAATTTTGCACCATTAGCATGTCCGTCTAAAGCACTTGCATCTAAAATAGCATTTGTTGTAGTTGTATCATCAGATATGTTAACTAATATAGTAACTGTACCACCAGCACCTGCTTGGTCTACGACTGTATCTCTCAATGTTGTTGTTGTAAATGCCATTACTAACTCCTCTTAAATTGCCAACATTTCTTTTTCAAAATAAGATATAAGTTCTTTTTCTCGAACTCTATACCTTTTTGAAATTGCTGTTATAGTTTTATCAAAAGTATTTAGGAAATCTGAAGGTTTAGAGTCCATTTTTTTAAAAATGTCGTCCACAGCATCTTTCATCTTAGGAGATAATTTCTTATACCCCTTAGATTTCTTATGCTCATCTTTCTCTACGACTGGTGAATAAAATTCATTAAACTTCTTCGTCATTACCTTTTTCCGTTGCAGGCACAGTTTGTGCATAGTTTTTAGATAATTCTTTTCTTTTATTTTCTAATGCATCACCTATTCTTTGTGACATTGCACTCTTAAAAGCATCTTCTGCTTCTAGATTACTACCATTAGATATTGCGTCTACAAATTCTTTACTACTCATCTTCATCTCCTTTATTAAATTCTGGGTCAGTTCCACCACCGCCTCCACCAGCTATATCATCTGGTGATATCGGAGCCCCATCAACTTGTGGGTATCTTGTGATACCATCTGTATTATCTGGAACATCAACTCCACCATCTTCTGGGTCAAGTCCAGCTTCTTTATTAATTTGGTCTTGCATGTCTGTAATTTCCATGTCAGTCATGTTCAATACATTTCTCTGTACCCATTCTTTACTAAAGAATGTACCAATATAAGACTCTACACTTTGTAATGCATTTAATTGACTTTCCATCATCTCAGCTCTTTTTAATTCTGAGAAATGACCATCTTGTAGGAAGTCATATTGAATAAGTTGCACCATGTTATCCCAGTCCTCTATGGTAATCACACCTTTTAAGACTAGATTTGTTTTAAGTATTTCTGTAAATAGAGGTGTAAATCTTTTACGAAGTCTTTGTACGAACTTAGTAAA